GTTATTGAGAAATTGAATACGATGAATAGAACTCAGAGAAAGAATTTAATTAAGATACTGCGCGCTGCCAACGAAGATAGGTAAGGAGAGGATTTTATGGCTTTAAAACCAGTTATAAAAACAGATTTTGATGATAAGAAATGTGTAGGTTGCGGCCGTGGGTTAAGTTCTAATAAGTATTTGAAGACGAAATCGTTTCTGTATCCAGATGGACATTTGGATATGTGTAATGATTGTGTAAATGATATTTTAGAAGAAGAAAATTATAGTTGGGATATTGTGGACAGGCTTTGCCAGTATTTGGATATTCCTTTTGTTCCTGAAAAGTGGGAAGATTTGAAGATGCTCAATGATGATAGAGATACAATTGTAGCTTATAATAGACTTTTCTTCACTGAGGAATATGAAGGGATTGGTTGGAAGGATTATAACGATGCCTATGAAGAGCTTAAAGCTGTAGGCGCGCTGGCAGAAGTTGTCCCGATTTTAAAAGATGAGGAAAGAAGGCAGCTCCAGGAGAAGTGGGGCTTTAATTATGATGACGAGGCTTTGCGCTATTTAGAGAACTTATATGATGGTCTTTTATTGACTCAGAATATCAATGGCGCACTTCAAGGTGACCAAGCGATTAAAATCTGTAAGATTTCTTATGAGATTGATTGTCGAATTCGAGAAGGAGCTGATTTTGATAAGTTGTTGGCTTCTTATGATAAGCTGGTTAAGACTGGTGAATTTACCCCGAAGAATGTTAAAAATGCAAGCGACTTTGAGTCGATGGGTGAATTGTGCAGATGGCTTGAGAAACGAGGGTTCGAGAATCAATTTTATGATAATGTTACTCGGGATGTGGTTGATGAGACTATTAAGAATATACAAAGTTGGAATCAACGTTTGTATACGAATGAGAGTGGTATAGGTGATGAAATTAATCAACGTATACAAGCTCTGAAGACTGCGGCCGAGCTAGAATCGTATTATGATGTCAATCCAGATATTGACGATTATGACGATTATGAAAATGAAGGATTTGAACAGCTCTTTAAGAATGATGAGTTCAATCCAGAGTTAGGTGAGAGTGATGATTGAGAAGAAAAAGAAAATAATTCTTAGCTCTCGTCAAAAATTGTTAGAGAACAATGATTTCATTGAACGTGCAGAGCGCGAAGGCATCGAGTTAGAGAAAGGAGCTGTTATTACTAACGAGTATCTCGAACGGAATCGCGCCGACTTAGAAAAGTGGGTGAATTTTTTCACAGCTTATCCAGATATTTATTTGGATATTATAAAGCCGGCCGATTCAGAGTTCTCGCTTTTCTTTTATCAGCGCATGACGTTGAGGGCGCTGATGCGATTCAAAGATGTATTCATTACCGCGCCTCGTGCGTTTTCCAAATCTTTTGTTACAATTTTAGGTTTCTTTCTTCAATGCGTGTTTATACCTGGAAGGAAAGTCTTCATTTGTGCGAACACAAAACAACAGGCTGCACAGATTACAAAAGAAAAATTATATGAGATTTATGATTATTGGCCTTTACTTAAAAAAGAGGTTTTGGGATATGAGTTGAAAGACTATCCCGGAAACTTCGGTAAAGACTATGTTACGTTGAAATTTAGAAATGGTTCTCAATTAGACGTTGTGCTCGCTGGCGATGCCGCACGTGGCGGCCGTAGGCACGGCGGTATGATTGACGAGATTAGAGATGGAGATGAAGAGGCTATTAACTCAGTAGTTATTCCGCTTGTAAACGTTTCAAGACGTTTACCGAATAATACAGTTAATCCAAAAGAGCCTAATCAGCAAATAGTTGCGACCACTTCCGCAGGAAGTAAAACTTCATTCTCTTATGAAAGATTAATTGATACTTTTGAAAATGCTATAATTGACCCAGAACATTCTTTTATGTTTGGCTGCGATTGGAGATTGCCAGCTATGCACGGGTTAATTGATAAGCAATATATAAACAAATTGAAGATGAGTCCGTCTTATAATGCAGAAGCTTTTGCTACTGAGTATTTGAGCTTATGGCAAGGCAGTTCGGAAGATGCTTGGTTTTCTTATGAGAAACTTACTAAGTATCGTAAACTAAAAAACCCCGAAACTCATGCAATTAATAGACCGGATTCTGAACAATTCTACTTAATATCAGTGGACGTGGGTAGGATTTCTGACCAAACCGCAGTTTCTGTGTTTAGGGTCAATATATCCAAAGGAAAATTTTACTCAACTCTAGTAAACCTAATTGTTCTAGGACGTACACCAGCTACTAAACCATTTGCTGTTCAAGCAGTTGATTTGAAAAAAATTATTGCTCAATTCAATCCGCGCGAGGTCGTAATTGATACGAATGGATTAGGTTTAGGTTTAGCTGATGAAATGATTAAGCCACAATATGATGAGTTTGGGAACATGCTGCCGGCGTATGGTTTTAAAAATGATGATAACTATAAAAAAATTCAGCCAAAAGATGCACCCCAAATTTTATATGGCATAAAAGCTAATGGCCCGCTGAACTCAAAGATTCATGGTAATTGTTATTCACGATTAACCAGTGGATCGGTAAGGTTTCTCATTAAAGAGCAAGATGCAAAGAGCGCACTGTTAGCTACAAAAGTAGGACAGAAAATGACTGTAGAGCAGAGAGTAAAACGACTCATGCCGCACGAAATGACAACTAAATTATTTGAGGAAATGAGTAATCTACGTTTGAAGCGAACCGGATCTTCGCTAGACATTGTTCTTGAGCGAATTAACTCTCGTTTTCCAAAGGATAAGTATTCATCTTTTTCTTATGGACTATGGAGAATTAAGGAGTTGGAAGAAGAATACTATAGTAAGAAGCACCGGAAAAATCGTTTAAGTGGACGTAGTTTAGTTTTCTACACTGGAGGAAAGAATGGATAATCAAACAATAGACAAAGAAAGATTAACCGTTTTTACCAATGCTTATAAGGATATGATTGCGGTTAATGAGAAATCATATCAAACATCTTTTGCGTGGGGACGTTCAAAAATTCGCGAAAGAATCAAAGAGTATACGCCAGAAGAAGTTGAGAAAGTTATCGAATCTGGTAATATTGATGCTCAAATTAGATTGTCCCGTAACTATTACGGCTTAGATGGTTTTTATAAAAGAATCCTCCTCCATTATTCAACAATTTTGAAATATATTGGTTTATTAATTCCGAATCCAAGTTTTGGTAAAGATCTCTCCGAACAATATATTCAGAAAAAATATTGGGGTGCGATGGATTTTCTTGATTCTAATGATATTCCATCTTTGTGTGAACATATAACTTTTCGCGCTTTGCGCGATGGCTGTTATTACGGGATTTTATTACCGGCCGATAAGAAAAGGATTGTACTTTTAGACTTACCAACTATATATTGTACCTCACGTTTTAAAGATAAAATGGGAAATGACATTATCGAGTTTGATGTCACTTATTTTGACACAATTCTTGACGCTGAGGCTCGCAAGGGCGCCCTCAGAGTTTATCCTAATGTTATTTCTAATTGGTATAGACGTTATAAAAATGGAAAAGTAAAAAGTAAATGGGTTTACGTTCCAGCTGAAATTGGAGTGTGTTTACCATTTCTTGATGGTAAACCTTCATTTTTAAATGTTATTCCCGCGGTTATGGAATATGAAAAAGCCAAAGAAACCGATAGGGAAAGAGATTTAGAAGAAATTAGAAAAATTATCGTTCAAAAAATACCTCATTTACAAGATGGCGGTTTATTGTTTGAGCCAGATGAAGCTGCAGAAATTCATAAGGGTACTGTTCAGATGATGAAGAGTAATCCGAACGTTAGCGTTTTAACAACTTATGCTGATGTAGACGCTATTGTATCCAAGACTACAAATGACAGCACAACCACATCTCTCCAAGCTGCATTGGATAATATTTATTCAGAGTCGGGTACGAGTAGTAATTTATTTGGCACGGATTCTAACCTCTCATTAGAAACGTCATTAAATAATGACTTAGCATTAATGATGACGTTTGCTCATAAATTAGAGCGATTTATAACATATATAATTAACGAAAATTATTCTAATTCAAATATTAGTTTTAAATATACTATTTTGCCTATTACTTATTATAATGTTAGTAAGTATATAGATACGACTTTCAAATTGGCGCAGTCGGGATATAGTTATTT